ACGTTGTGATTTAATGACCCAATAAACTCAGGACGATCTAATCTAGCATCACCAGCATGAGAACCAAAGAAACTAAGAAGCATTTCCTTATAGCGAGAACCCGAACGCATTGACTTTTCTAGCCATTTCTGGACTTGGAAAGCACGACGCAAAGTATTGATAGTGGAAGCTTCTGCATTAATATCTACGTCTAAACGGCCATTAGGGTCAATAACAGCGTTTACACCATCGTTATAAAGATTACCGCCAATAGTAGAAGAAGTTCTAACAGTTGCACTAGTACCAGTTAAAGCACCAGAACCAGAATTACGAACTTGCATAGGTAAACCACTATCTTGGTTAAGGGTAACTTTTGCAGTATCGTTATTTAAAAGAGGTAAAGTAACTTCATCACCACGCTGAGCATCAGGAAGACAAGAAGTAAAATAATCATGTTGCCATGCACGCTTAAGAGGAGAACCTTCAAGAAGATCTTTTACCCAAAGATTTGCCACATTAGTACCAGACATAAGACCACCTTCAAAAATCTCCTCTTGAAGATTTTGATCTCTATAATATTCGTCAAAAATCTTAGCGTATGCAGCAGCAGGAAGAGCAGATATAGGGCGAGTTGCAACAGGGGTGCCAGTTTCTGGAATACCCATATAATTGCCAAGTGAACCAATTTGAATAGTATTGATACCCCCAATTGTAGGAGGTAAAATAGTACTGTTTTCATCTCCACCAGTAATAAATTGTTCCCATTGGTCCCATAAAATACGGTAAGGAACAAAGAAGAATTGAGTATCCATATTAACACGGTGCATGATAGGTGCTAACATTGGAGCCATTCGGAGCATGTTTTCCGCTGAAAGAGAATAATTACCATTAGGGATTGTTTCTAAAACTAAATTAGGGACTAGTTCACCCATTTTAAAGCTAGTCTTAAGATCATGCGATAGATCAAACTTAGACCTCTTAGGTTTACGAGTTAGTATTTTACTAAAGATTGACATTTTTTGAAATTTAAGGGGGATAATTCCCCCTAGTGATGAAATGAATTAAAGTCTGATACCGCCACGATTCACTTTGTATGTACGGCTTTTCCGTGTTCTACGTTTGCGACTTCTACGTTTGCGGCTTTTTCTTTTTTTGTAATAACGCATAAGATTATTTTTAAAGTTAACAATAATTACCAATGGAGTAGGCTGCCCGCTTTTGTGGCTTACCTTCGGTGACGCCCTTCGGGTCGTCTGTTGTTTAAGTAAATAATATACCACAATGTAATGATAAAAATTATACTTGTTCCAACGATTTCTGATAAACTAGGTAAGTTCATCGAGTTTCATGTTTAGAGCGTTGAGGGATACTTGAGCGACGAATTTCTGAACTTTTAGTTTTTCAATCTGTTCGTCTATTTGCTTTAATAAACCTTCAAAGTTTAAAATTGATTCTTTAAGCTGTTCGCGTTGTAGATCATGAATTGTCGCTATTTCCATATTTTAGTTTTTAAAAGAAGTATAACCTTCTATTTGTTCAATAATACCTTTTCTTCCTACGATTTGGCCAAGAATACGCCAGTAAATAGAGTCAGTAGGTTGGACACCATTCTTTTTGAGGTTGATATCCAATTGTTTTAATTCTGTACTCTTTTGAATATCTCGTTTTTGAGCTTGTAAGTTTTTAATTTCTTGAGAAGTTTTAGCGCGGGTTTTTCTCATGTTCAAAATTCTTTCTGCTGCTTCTTTCAAGTTACTTGTATTCATCGCTGCCGCTCGTTCGTTGCTATCAATAGTGAATTTTGTATCTGCTTGAATCTTTCGTACATTTTCTTCTGCTGCTTGTAAACTGAATTGCGCCATTTCACTAGCTAAACCTAGATCAAATTTTCCTCGTTTAGTTTTCATTTTTGTGTTTGCTGCCTGAGCTGCTTTTAATGCTGCATCATTTAAGATAGTAGTATTTTGTGCGCGTAAATTATCTACTTGTGCAGACTTTATCTCTAAGTTGTACATTGAATCCATATAAGACTGAAAACCACCTGTTACAGCATCACCATATTGAGGCGCTTGAAGATTGACATTCTTTGAAGTTGCAGGAGTTGGAGCACTGGCAGTATTAGCACCAGAACCAGAACCATACATTAAGCGAGGATTAAGACCAGCATTTCTGAGTCTATCCATTTGTTGGCTTGGGTGATTATATTCATTTTGCATGTTCCATAATGCGATGTTGTCCTGATGTTGTTGTTTGTACATCCTTTCAGCAAAGGCAATATTTTGCCTGTTTATACTTGATTGACTACCAGAATTAAGAAGTCCACCTATAAACCCTGCTGCTGCTCCTAGAAATCCACTCATTTTTTTTATTTTTTTTGTTTTGTTTCCCTTTTTGGGGGGAAACGATTTTGTTTTTTTTGTTTTGCCGAGCATGTGCACCTTTGGTGCTCATACTCGGACTTTAGACACCTTTTTTTTAACTCCTAACTTCGCTTTACTTCGTTCGCTTGTTTTGTCGTTTTATTGATCGGTGTCAATAACCCTCTATACATCAAGAGTGAGAGGGTTATTTTTTGTCTCGCTTACTTTTTAGTAGCGCGATTACCTGATACAGTCTCACTGTTATCAGTTTGATTGTTCTTATCGTCTTCAGAAACTTTTTCAGCCAGTTCGGCTTCGTTTCCTTGACTATTAGCGGCATTTTGGCCGAGTTGCTGTACTGCTTCATTTTGAAGATTTTTTAATTGCGCTTCGGTAGCGTCAATTAGATTTTGAATTTGTTGTTGAGCTTCTGCCATTTCGATACCGTGCAAACGGTTTGTAAATACAGATAAGTCCATATTTTCGTCGAAAACTGGTTCAAATATAGCCGTGCTAGCTGCTTGACCTTTAACGAATCTGCGAACTATATCTTTAACACCTAATGTTTGATCTGGAAGTGTTTGGGAAGGTAATCGATTAATTTCACCTATTACTTCGATAGGCAAATCTTTGTATTTAAAGACTGTACGAAGTCGAGGTAATTCAGTAGTAAATTGATTTTGCACAATTTCTCCCGTTTTTTCGTCTACTTCCTTGAAAGATTTATGAAATTTTCTAGTCATAATCTCGCTTTTTATGATTTTTAAAAAATGTATAGCTTTCGCCTGCCTTAATATAAGACAAATATTCTTCGTAATCCAAATCTTTTTCAGTTTTCCCACAGGACTTAAGGAATTCCTTATAATTTTTCATACTTCTATCATGGACTTTCTTTCTTATAATATCAATTTGTTTATTATTATTTTCTTCTGTTAAAATACGATCTCGATAAAAGCGGGGCATTGCTTTTCTATACCCGTTTTGCATAGTATATGTTTTATCAAGATTTTCGTTGTAAAATTTTTTCTTTTCTTCTGTAATCCAAGAAGCTCCAAGGCCTTTAGACATAAGAGCAAATTCTTTTAATCTGTCATCTCGCTTGTGAGCGGGTACTTTAGAACCTTTATCCATATACTTTAAAGTGTAAGCAATAGAATTGCCAGAGACACGGCCAACATGAACCGTCCCAATAAGTTCACCGTCGAGAGTCCAAGCCTTTTCGATTTCTTCAGGACTTTTAACGTTAAAAATAATGGCGTGATAGTGAGGACGCTTCCTTGTATCACCATACTCACCGACAGCATAATATTTAATCGGCTTAGTATTTAATTCATGTAACTGTTTTAATGCTGAACCGCTATGACTTTTCCTCAACCGTTTCATAAACTTTTGATAATCAGATTTACGCAAAGTCATAAATTTATTAGGGGTAATAGGTACGGTTTTGGGAGTATAGGTAAGAGTAATAAAATAGGCTGTATCACTTATTTTGTCCTCTTCCATAAGACGGAGTACCCATTCATCAACCTTGCGCTTGCGGCAGGGCGGACACTTACCGCAAGGCACAGGTATTTTGCGCAGATGACCTTTTTTCTGTACTAATAAAGGAGACCTACACGGCATAATTACATAGGTATACCATACTTTGGCAATGGCAATGTAGCATGTATCTTAAAATAAGCATGCAAATATAGATGGTCATCATCTACAAGAGCAGCGAAAATCCTTTCGCTTGGGTCACAACTGATAAAATCCTCATTTAAAGTAGGCTTATCATTAAACACTCTACCAAGATGCCAAAAGGATAATGTACTTTGCATTTCTCCCGTTATTCGGTCGGGCATAAATTTATATTCGCTATATCTTGGAATATATCCGAAAGTTTCATCCCATTCGGGAGCTGAATCTGTATCGGCAAATATCTCAGACATTTTCACTTCTTGTTCACCAATGTTTGCAAATTCTGGCCACGCATAGTCGAACTTGTCGAACCTGGTCCACATTTTATTAATTCCCTGGTAATATGCGGTTTTTGGTCTAACTGATTGAATACCAATAATTACACCATGTTCTTTGGCTGTATAATTAAAAGTTGAACCACCTCCAACGGAAATACCATGTCCGCTTTGCTGTCCTACAACATTAGTAACTTGATCAGAAGAACCAACTGTTTGTGCAGTACTAAGAACCTCTGAAACAGCTACGTTGTGATTTAATGACCCAATAAACTCAGGACGATCTAATCTAGCATCACCAGCATGAGAACCAAAGAAACT